GGCCCGATCCGTGGCTTGTGGAACCACTCTGGCACTATTTACGTTGCCTCAGGCACTGAGCTTTACAAAATGACGCCGGACGTGTCGATCACGAAACTTGGCGACATTACGGGCACCGGCCCGGTTTCTATGACCGACAACGGGTTCCAGTTGTTCGTGGCCTGTAATCCGGATGGTTTCATCTACAACTTTACGACCAACGTATTCCAGCAGATTACGGACCCGGACTTTCCGGGTGCTGTGACGGTCGGGTACCTAGACGGATATTTCGTATTTAACGAACCGAACAGTCAGCGTATCTGGGTGACGCAGTTGCTCGATGGCCTGTCGATTGACCCGCTTGACTTTGCAAGTGCCGAAGGTTCGCCCGACGGATTGGTGTCGATTATCGTCGATCACCGCGAGGCGTGGCTCTTTGGCACGAACTCTGTTGAGGTTTGGTACAACTCCGGCAACCCCGACTTTCCGCTGGAGCGCATCCAAGGTGCGTACAACGAAATTGGTTGTGTCGCCCCGTATAGCGTTGCCAAACTTGATAACAGCGTATTTTGGCTGGGGTCCGACGCACGCGGCCAAGGCATTGTGTATCGCGCCCAAGGCTATCAGGGCGTGCGTGTATCGACCCATGCCGTAGAGTTTGCGATCCAGCAATACGACAACATGTCGGACGCGCTGGCGTATACCTACCAGCAGGACGGCCATGCGTTCTACGTACTTATCTTCCCGAGTGCGCAGACCACATGGGTTTACGACGCCGCGACGGGTGCATGGCATGAACGTGCATCGCTTCTGAACGGTGAGTTCCGACGCCATCGCTCAAACTGCCAAGCCGTATTTAACGGCGTGCCGATTGTCGGCGACTTTGAGAACGGCAATATCTATCAGTTCCAATTGGATGTGTATTGGGATGCGGGCGAGGTGCAGAAGTTCCTGCGTCGTTGGCGTGCATTGCCGACAGGCCAAAACAATTTGACCCGAACGATACACCACCAATTGCAATTGGATTGTCAGACGGGCGTGGGTCTTTCTACGGAAGAGTTGTGGACAGAACAAGCGATTTCGCCAAATCCGACCGCAGGGCCAATTTATGCGACTGTGGGCGAGAACATTGGTTTGAACCCACAAGTCATGCTGCGCTGGTCTGACGATGGCGGCCATACGTGGAGTTTTGAGTATTGGAAGCCGCTTGGGCAGATTGGGCAAACCCAGACCCGCGTTATTTGGCGGCGTCTCGGCGCAACGATGAAGTCTCGTGACCGCGTGTACGAAGTGTCGGGTACGGACCCGGTGATTATTGCCATTATGGGAGCGGAGCTAGAAGTTAGCCCGACGACTGCGTAATGGCTAACACTCCGAATACAACTAACATTCCAGCTCCTCGCGTGCCGTTCATCGACGAGCGGACGGGGCTTATTTCTCGTGAGTGGTTCCGGTTTCTTAATAACCAGTTCCAATTGACAGGCGGTGGCACGACGCAGATCACGACTGCCGACTTAGAGCTGACCCCTGCGCTGGCGGCGACGACTGAAGATGCTATTCCAGAACTGCAAAAAGAGATTGATGCGTTAAAAATTGCGCCTCCGTTACTGCCGCTGAATACGCCGAACTACGGCATGTTCTACGACACGACGACGCAAGTTGCGGCGGCAATAAATACCGCCTACCCCATCACGTTTAATACAACGGCGTTTGGCGTAGGGGTTAGACGAGGAACTACGACGTCGCAAATTTTGATTCAAAACCCCGGCGTTTTTAATTTTAATTTTTCGATACAGTTTGACAAAACGTCTGGTGGTGATGCCATTGCTGACATATGGTTCCGCAAGAACGGGACGGATATTGCAGATTCGGCGTCACGCATCCGCATCAAAGGAAACAACGGCGAAATTTTTGCGTCGGCCAGTGTGTTCCAAGAAGCGTCTAACGGCGATTACATTCAGATTATGTGGGCGACTGACAGCACTGACGTGCAACTTGCGTATTTTGCGGCGGTAGCGCCTGTACCGGCTATTCCGTCTATTATTCTTACCGTTACTCAGGTGAACTTATGACTGTTTTCCTTTCGCCTCTTGCCGGAGCAGGGGCACAGTTTTTTGATGGCTCAGGCGCTCCGCTGGCGGGCGGTAAGATTTTTACCTATACCGCAGGCACAACGACGCCGGAAGCGACTTATACCAGCATCTCTGGTGCAACGCCGAACACCAACCCAATTATCCTCAATGCGGAAGGCCGCACCCCGAACGAGATTTGGCTCTCTGATGGCGTTAGTTACAAATTTGTTCTGACGACTTCGGCTGACGTGCAAATCGGCACGTATGACGACCTGTCGGGTATCAATGACCTAACCGTCGCGGGCGTGGCATGGGCAGAAGTGACCGGCACGCCGACCACGCTTTCCGGTTACGGCATCACGGATGCGCTGGCCTCGGCCACGGCTGCCGCGACGTATGCCCCGATTGCCAGCCCTACGTTCACGGGAACCGCTCTTATCCCGGATAATGCGCCATCAAACACCAATTATCCGGTCGGGTATCGAGACGCTCCGCAGAACAGTCAAACCACGAATTACACGCTAATTGCCTCGGACGCGAGCAAAACCGTTGTGATGAACGGGTCCAGCGTTACGCTGACGATCCCGGCTAACGCGTCGGTGCCGTATCCCACGGGAACGGTTATCGTCATCATTAACGTCAATGCGTCCGCGCTATCTATTGCGATTACGTCCGACACCTTAACGCTGGTGAACAGCACGACGACCGGCACCCGAACCTTGGCCCAAAATGGCGTGGCGACCTGTATCAAGATCGGCGCGACTTCTTGGTTAATTAGCGGAGCGGGTTTGACCTAATGGGCGCTGCGATCCTTGCATCCCTGATTAACGGCTCAACCGGCGGGGCCGGTGCGGGCGTTTATGACGCATCTGAACCAGGCACCGGGTCAGTGACGATCCCGGCATCGGCTATTGGCGTCACGATTGAATGCTGGGGTGCGGGTGGTGGCGGCGGTTACGGCTACATCGGCTTTATTGCTCCGGGTGAACCAGAAGTGTTCCCCGGCGGCGGCGGTGGTGGTGGTGGTTACAGCAAAACTATCTTGGTGTTGACCGGACCAGATTCTGGTAAAACAATTAATTACACTGTCGGCGCAGGCGGTGCGGGCGGCACAGGATTTTCGCCTAATGGGGAACCGGGTACATACTCAAATGTATATTCTGGGACTTACACAATTACGACCATGACCTCAAACGCCGGTAACGGTGGCGACTCAGGCCAGTTTGCCCAGCAAGGCGCTGGCGGTTCAGCTTCGGGTGGCAATACGACTAACACGGCTGGCAACGGTGGGGCGTTGTATACGCAAGCCGGGGCGACGGGGATTGCTGGCGTCAACTCTTTGACAGCCGGTGCAGGCGGCAACGGCGGACAGTTCTTTGACGGCGAGGCTGGACTCAATGGCCGCGTCCGTATGGTCTTTACGTTCTAAGGTGACACATGGCAGTTAATCTTAAAGTTTTGATTCCGGCCAAGATTGCCGAAGCGTCTCAGACGACGCAGTACACAGCTACGAACGTGTCGGCCATTATCGACAAGTTTACGGCGACTAACTACGACACGTCGGCCCGGACGATCTCCGTTAACCTTGTGACCGGCTTTGATAACGCCGGAAACCAGAACCTAATCGTCAAGGCTAAGACCTTACTGCCGTCTGAGACGTATACCTTCCCCGAACTGGTCGGCCACATTTTGGCCCCCGGCGGGTATATCTCGACGCTGGCCTCGGCGGCCACGGCCATTAACATCCGGGCGTCAGGGCGAGAAGTGTCGTGAGTGAGCTTGCGCACGCCGGCCTTTCGTTCTTGCAGGCGGTTGAGTCGCCTGAGCAGGCGGAACAGGCGTTGCTACAACTTCCGCAAGCCGAATGCCCCGTGGTGCATTACTTCGGTCCCGGCGTCGCAATACGGGAAGTACGTATGGCGGCGGGAACTTTGGCCGTTGGACATCACCAGAAATATGCCCATCTGAACGTATTGGTTCAGGGAAAGGTTGCTCTATTGGCAGAAGATGGATCGCTGCGGGTTGCAGAAGCCCCGTTGATCTACACCGGCCAACCAGGGCGCAAAGTCGGGTATGTGCTAGAGGACGTGGTTTGGCAAAACATTTACCCGACGGACATTAAAAATGCCGACGCCATAGAAGACTTCTACATCGAAAAAAGCGATGTTTGGAAGGCGCAGGCGTTAGTCGAACAGGCCGAACGCCAGTTTGGGCGGGCGGTTGATCGGCAAGATTTTGCGGTTTTGTTGGAAGAAATGGGCACAACGCCAGAGGTTGTCCGGGCGCAAACGGAAAACAAGGACGATCAGGAATGGGTGGATTGCAGCATTGTTCGAGTCGCTGACTCTGACATTGAAGGCAAAGGCTTATTCCTGACCGCCCCTGTGAAGGCTGGGCTAGTGATTTGCCCTGCCCGTGTGGCAGGCAAACGCACCCAAGCGGGACGTTTTGTGAACCATTCTCTGACCCCTAACGCTCAAATGGTCATGCGCGAAAATGGCGATATTGACCTTGTGGCTTTGGTAGACCTTGACGGATGCCTAGGCGGTAGCGTAGGGCAAGAACTTACTATAGATTATCGTAAAACACTGGCCCTATCTGGGGTCAAATTAGTGGCCCAGGAGTCCGTATGTCAGCCATAGCCGCAGCTATTGTTACCAGCGCCGCAGTCGGTGCTTATGGCGCTAGAAAAGGCGCTAAAGCGCAAGAAAAGGCAACCGAACAAGCAACTGATGTTCAGCGGCAGATTTTTGAGCGTCAAACCGAATTGGCGGAACCGTTCCGTCAAGCCGGTATTAC